ACAGGGAAGGCTGGGGCGGGGCAAAAGCAGAAAGGCCCCATGCTTTCGCTATGGGGCCTTTGCTTGACTACCGAATTCTTGGGGTGGCTGATGGGACTCGAACCCACGACAACAGGAATCACAATCCAGCCGTCAAACGCCTATTTCCCCTTACTCTTCAATACCTTACGTTTTTGAATTTCCAACGACAGCCCGAAAAACCTCACGAAACCATGCGGGTTTCAACGGGAGCGTTGGAAAATATTGAAGCTCGTTCTATTCTAATCAAACTGCTTTTGGCTTGCGCACTGTCCTCTTTTTCGGTGCAGCGGGAGAGGCGTTGGCAACCTCTGACTGCTCTATGTTTGGTGCGGTGATTGCGCGTTCTGCAGAAGCGCTGGGTACCTCCGAGCCTTGGGTGTCCTGTGCATCCGGTTTTTCGACTGATGAATCAGTCTTATCGAGGCCCATTAAAGCGTGGCGTGTTAAAAATTGCTTTCCCTTAGTGGTTATTATGCATCGTCGGTATTGCGCACCAGCGATTTTCTCGTAATCCACCATTTCGAAGGTCGCCAATTTTGGCGCAACAGTAAAAAAGAGAAAATTGTGGAAATCTGACATGCCCATATCATTGTTTATGCCAGTTACAAAACTGTCCTTGCAACTTATGAAGACACTCAGTAGGTCAATTTTTTGGTCATTTTTTTTATCGGCAAATTTCTTTGGTACAGTTATTTGCTCCGCACGCATTAACCGATAGATATTTTGGTAGTCTGGTTGATCGCGTTGAGTCTTTTGTGCATTTCTCTGCAATTCTGTTACTTGCGATCGTAAAGACGTGTTCTCAGCAGATAATCTTCGTACTTCATCGAATATTGGCTGAGTGTCAACTACTTCATTGCCTCTGACCCACCCGATCAGATCTCGATTGGTCGAAAAATCTGAGAGGCTTTCGAATACTGCTAATCGAATTTCCTTTGGTTCCGAAAAGAAATTTGAAATATTAGACAAAACTTTTTTCTTGAAAGCAGTTAACAATTTTCCATTTTCTTTTTCCATAAATGCTGCACCGCCACTCCGAACTTTTTGATCTAGTCCCTCATCAGAGATGACCACTGCAAAGCGCGGCATTCCTAGTGACACTGCATAGTCGTACTCCAGTTCCGTGTAGGACAGCCCAGACTCGACATCAATAGAACCATAGCGTCCGCCTAGAATCAACATATAAACGTCAGACTGCTCAATCCAGCTTTTGATAGTATCCCACTGAGTACGATCCCCAGCCGTAAATAACTCCATGCCAGCCGGAAGGTGACCGGCCTTGAGAATTGCGCTTACTGCAGCCTGTCTTTCTTCTAACAAATCAGTGTAAGTGCTGGAAATAAAGACTTGAAGTTTTTTGGACATAATGTTTAACGTAGATATAGGTTGAACGACAGCAATCGAGTATGGTATCAGAACGACAATACTGTACGATCTTGTTACCTAGAAAGCAAGTTCAAGCGTTTGACTTTTCATTCTGTTGCTTTCGCCCGCCGCTCCATGCGGCGGTCGTAGTGTCGGTGTGTAGTCGCTGGGTTGGCATGCGCAGCAAAATCGTAGGCATCTTCGCTGCGATTCCGCAGCTTCGTCGTGATCGCTGCTGGTCGGATGTCGGACATCGCGAAGTATTCCGGATGCTGGGTAAGCTTATAGCCCTCGTATGGTTCGATCGCCAATTTTGCCTTTCTTGCCGCCCGGTACCGGACCTCCCAATCCCGCTTCGCTGCCAGCTCGGCCGCCACCTCTCGATCGAACGAGGCGATCCAGTCGAACATTGCATCCGCCCATAAGGACCCCCATCCGCTCTTGGTGTAGGGCATCCCCTTCGCGTTCGCGAACAGGTACAGCCGGCTCGCCGTATGTGCTTGCTTCGCCCGGGCCACTACGGTGCGCAGCCGCGGCGACCACTCTCGCAGCTTTGTCACTTCGTCCTCTCCCATCTTCCGCTTCGCACTCACGACGCGTACGCCTTCCTTCGCTAGCCCGGCAACGTGGAAGGGCCGCACCTCGGCGGCCCGGAAACCAGTCAGGTAGGTGAACATGCCAGCGCAGCCCATGACCTGGTAACCGGACGTCTGCCGACGCGACCAGAGGTAAAAGCGCACAACCTGGCTACGGTAGATCGTGCGCACCTTCTTCTCAGTTCGGTTCTGCATCATGTCCGTGAACGGGTTTGCCTCCATCAGCCCCCAGCGCACAGCGTAGTGGCAGATCGTCGACATCAACGATAGCTCCTTGTTGGCCTTTGCAGGTGCGCCGGCCTTTGCGCGCGCGTCCAGGTACTGGTACCCATGCAGCGTTTTCAAGGCCATTGGCCGCATGGCGCCGAAGAACTTCGTTAGGTTGGTGTAGGTGCCAGTGCGCACTGCCAAGCCGTCCTTCGACTGGTCCCGATAGTGCGTGGGCGCCACTTCGTCCCGGAACCGCTCAATCATCTCCGTTACCGATCCGGCCACGATCACACCCTGCTGGATGTCGAGCGCCTTGCGCTTTGCGCTGCGCTCGGCATCGACGATCGCCTTCCGGTCGCCGAGCGGTGCAGTGGCCAGTGTCTCGCTGGTGTTGTCCGGGTGTTGGTAGTACCAGGAAACCTTACGTTTGCCTACTCGTTTGTATAGGCGGTCGATCCCGGTGCGCTCCTTACTGGAACGCGTTGAGGTTTGGGGCTTCGGCATATCGGGTTCGCGTCGTCTCTTCTGAAATTCCCATCTTCTTGTCGTGGTACGCGCGCGCGACGCGCGGTAGGTTGCTGGCACCGACTTCAAACCGCCACCGATTCTTGGTCAGCCACGCGATCATCCTACAGCGCTGGTTCGGTTTGCAGCCGACCAGGTTGCCCAGCTCGTCTGCGCTCAAATATGCGTTCGATGCATTCATCTGTGTTACCTCTTATCCAATTTCTTTTTCTGCTTCTGCCAGCGCCACGTTCAGTTCCGACATCGCGGCGTTGCTGCCGTTGGGGCGGTCCGGGTGGCGCTCGCGCGCCAATCGACGATAGCGGTCCTTCACATCGTCCAGGCATACATTCCACCCCGCCGGGACTTCCAGCACGTCGCGCCATTTGCGCTGCCCGCTCGGCGCCGGCAGCGCCACGAACCCGGTGAGCGCCCGGTCCAGGATCTGCGCGCCGCCATGCCGCTCGATCGCGCGCATCGCGTCTAGCGTCGCCGCGATGGCGGCCAGGTTGTCCTCGACGCGGTAATACTGGTCGATGGCCATTACCCGGCGCTCGCCCTTGCTAGTCTGCCAGTACACGGCGGCGCCGGCGTCGCGGGGTGCCGGCTGGCCGGAGCGCGGCAGCCCGTCGAGGCGCAACGTCAAGTTGGTCGAGATCACCACGTCCTGGCGGTCGATGCCCATGCGCGCCAGCTGCTCGAGCACGCGCATGGTGCCCTCGGCGATGGTAATGTCGGTCACCCGGGTGGATTCGCCCTTCTTGCTGCCAAACTTGGCGTAGCGCTGCTGGCTCACCGGCGTGCTCGGCCAGCCGGCCGGCCACTGCAGCGGGTAGGCAGGGATCACGATGCATCTCCTTCCTGGCCGGCCTGCACCAGCTGGCCGCGCAGCTCCGCGATCTCGTTCATCATCGCGCGCTCGACGCACGACGGCACGTGCATCGGGAAGTCCTCTCCGGCGCCGATGCGCTCGCGCCAGGTTTTCACTGTAGCGACTGCGCCGCCGGCGGCTTCCCAGTCCCGCAGGGTGTCGTTGATGCGCGCGATCAGAGCTGCCGAGACCACCGCGCCGCTATACCGCGCCACATCGCGCATCAAGTCGGCCATGCTGGCCGCAATCTCGTGCGGCCGGCTGGTGCGCACGGCCACCCGCCCGCCCGCCACCCATGCTTCATTCTTCATGTTCGTCCTCATTTCTGTTTTCTCAGCAACGTCATGTGGTGCTGCAGCTTATCCTCGGCGCGCCGGCGTAGCGCCTGCTGCAGCTCAAGTTCGAGACGCACGATGGATATCTGCTTGAATAGCGTGCGCGCCATTTGCTCGTCGCTGCCGTGCAGGGCCCGCGCCTGTTCGAAGGTCGAGGTGATTCCGAGCGGCGTGTTTTGTGAGGAATTAGTCATTCTGGTCTCGCACGGTGGAATCGTTGTCGTTCGCCTGGAGCTTCTTCACGTCGACCAGGTCGCGGCGCCGCATGTGCCGCCGGGCGAGGGTATTCAGGACGACTTGCAGGGCAGGGACTTGCAGCATGTCGTCCAGCGCTGCAGTTGTGCACAGCATGCGGTGCGCGATCTCGAGTGCGGCTCGATCTGGTTCGACGCGCGGCATGTCAGGCACCATCCGCCGGTTGCTGACCGGCCGGGACAGGGCCTACCAGCCTGCGCAGCGACGCAACCACTGCGTCTTCGCCGTAGACCCCCAACTCGCCGGACAGGTAGGCGATGAAGCAGCGCAACCGGAGGGAAATGTCACCGGACCCGGGCACGTCCTTGAGCGCTTCGTCTACACAAGACGTCAGCGAAGCGCGGATCTGCTTCGCGGTCGTCACGGCAGCACCTGCTCGAGCACGCCGGCCAGCACAACGGTCGCGGCCAGGCCGGCGAGGCCGAACCAGGGGTTCGCGTCCGTCCAGTCCATGCGGTAGAAGAGGAGAAAGCGCATGATCACCACCCCCGAATTCGGTTGCGGCGCGCGATCAGCTCAACCTGCAGCTGCCGCTCGTAGCGTTCCAGCGGCACGGTGATGCCGCGGGCGATGAGCATGTCCTTCTCCCGGGCCTCGCTGCTGGCCAGCTGGGCCTGGTTCCACCAGAGCGCGGTCGGTTTGAGAAGCTTGCGTGCCAAGCGGTAGACGATGCGCTTGGCAGGGATGCGGAAAGGCTTCATAGGAGTCTCCAGTTCGCGGCTCGGCGGATGCTGAGCTCGCTGCATTAGCTGGATTCTATAGCCTATGGCTAAACTATCGCAAGTACTTTATATAGCTATAAGCTAAATATATTGATGGTGTTAGGAATTCCTGAAAGGTTCATGCACGTTGACCTAGCATCCGGGCGTAAAAAAGCCCGCACGCGGCGGGCTTGGGATAGATCTCGGGGGCTTACTTCGGCGGTATCGACGGTGATGTAGCAGCTGGGGGAACTGAAGGGGTGGCACGAGGCGGCTCGACATTACGTGCCATCCAGAATACTGCTCCGCACAGTGCAGCAATTGCTGCAATCAGCTTCCAGGTCGTGGCGTGGAGTTCCTTGTGCAAATCCTCTTTGGTGGCATAGTTCGACCGCATAACAGCCACGTCGCGCTCGATGTTCATGATGCGCTCGATAGTCTTACCAACTTGGTCTTCTAGTTTTTTGACTCGCTCTTCCATGCGAGGATCATCCGGTGGTCCGCCGCCATTGTCAAGCGGGCCACGCACCATCCGCCCGCGCTGCTCAAGTTCAGTCGTAATGTCGCGAATGTTAGTCATTTAGGCAACCACTCGGCATCAATCAAGCGGATAATTTCCTGGATTCCTTGGGAGCTTGCGTTGATATGTTCTTCCGCAGCAATGCGCTTTGGCTCCTCTTGGATATCCGGAGTCATCAATCTAAATGCGCTATTCAGTTGTGAAATTGCCTTCGCCAACTCAATAACCATAGCCCGCTCATTTTTTGTTATCAATTTATCCCTATCCCCTGCGGCGGTTAGATTTACCTCATTTTTTGGCGTAGTTCTACTACCACGCCAATTACCAGCAAGTGTTCTATGTCACTCCGAAGAGTTGGGTAATCATCGTTAAGCGGAACAAGTTCGAATACGGTATTACCATTCGAATCCATTCCTCTGGGGCGATACTTTTTCAGGGTAGCTTGATTGCTGCCATTTCGAGCAACGACAAAGTTCCCAGGGTTTGGCGCAACTTCAGGATCGACAATTACCCGGTCACCTGGTCGGAATCTCGGAAGCATTGAGTCACCTTCGACTTCAAGGCCAAACGTCCACTGCGACAACTTAATATCATCCGTATATTCAACTGCAAACCCATCACCCGGTTCGTATGGGTTTTCCATATCCTTCAATACGCCAGCTTGCACGGCTGAGATCACCGGTATCGGGCGCGATCCCATCGTTGCTGGAGACACATTTTCGTCGAATGAAGAATCACTTTGCTTTGACTTCCCCGCCGTGGGTTCGCCGTAAACATGCACTGTATCCATCCAGCCATGGGGTTCTCCTAGCGCAGCTTCGATACGACGAGCGACGTCTTCTCCCATCATCTTGGGCCGTCCAGTGCCACTCGCTGGTGACCGATTTCGTATCTGGCTCAGGTAGGCCGGCGATGTGCTAGATGCCTCGGCAAGCTTTGCGGCTGTGCCTATGCGCTTAATTGCGATTTCAAGGTTTCGGCGGCGAATTTCATCGTTCGTTTGCATACGGGTATTAGATAGCATATAGCTAAATTTTAGAATGTGCTATTAGCTATTGACGAAATTTAGCTATAAGCTATACTTCATGGCCATGGACATCAAAACGTACCTCTCTCAGGAACGTGGCCGTCAAGCTGCGTTAGCCCGTGCGATCGGCGCACATGCCCCAGACGTAAGCCGCTGGGCCGATGGAAAACGACCGATTCCTATGGAATACGGCGCTGCTATTGAGGCAGCCACCGGCGGGCTGGTAACACGCCGTGAGATGTTCCCGAACGACTGGCGTCGTCTCTGGCCCGAACTCGCCGCCGCTTACCAAGAATCCCAGCCGCAGTAGCCCTGCGGTTTTTGCGCCCAAAAAGTTGCGCGTAGGCAGTTGCCCGTGATCGTGGGCAGGCGGTGCCACGCTTGAAGGATTGTCTCCTTCACATAAACAGTTGCATTTTTCATGAAGCAATTGTCGTTCAGTAAATCTTACTAAGCATCATTTTTTCTCGGGACTTTCGCATGAACCACCTCGATGCCTTCCACGCTACCGTGCACGCCACCCCCGGCGGCTGCGAGTCGCTCGCCCCCCGCATGGGGATGTCGGCAACTATCCTGAGAAATAAGGCCAACCCGAACAGCGTGACGAACAAGCCCACGCTCGATGACGCGGATCGCTTAATGGGCCTGACCGCCGACTACCGCATCCTGGAAGCGCTGGCACGCAACCACGGCTTCACGCTGACTAAGCTGGAAGATCAGGCGCCGTCGGACCTGAGCGTGTTCGAGTCCATGACCGGCATCCTGGCCAAGTTCGGCGACTACAGCAACGAGGTGCACCGCGCATTCGCCGATGGCCGCCTGGAGCAGCATGAGCTGCAGTCGATCGATGAACTGATGTTCTCCCTGTTTCAGCGCTTCATGCAGTTCCGTTCGCGCATGCACGGGATGGCCGAAAAATGAATTCGGGCGATAGCAGGGTACCCATCGACGAGCTGCCCGCCGCGATCGAGGAACTGCTCAAGAGCGGCCCGCACGTGCTGGACGCGGTTGCCCGTGAGCTTGGCTATTCGGTCGCTGCAGTGCGCCCGCGCATGTCGCAGCTGCACCTGGAAAACCGTGTACATCGGAAGCGCGTCAAGATCCAGGCATGGCCCGGAGGCATGTGCTACACCTGGCATCATGGACCAGGCCCTGATGCGCCTGAACCGTCACTGCCGCGGCCGGCGCTGCAGGCGATCGTCCCTTCTCAAAAAAGTGTGCGCAACTACCCGGCGATCAACCGCCGCGATCCTCTGGTGACGGCGCTGTTCGGCCCGCCAGCAAGCGCGGAGGCAGCCAACGCATGAGCACGCCCCAGCTCGAGGATGGGTTCGTCCGAATCGCAAATGAACTGCTGGAGGCGATCCTGGGCGGCGGGTTCTCGCAGCGCGAACTGCTTGTATTGCTGACCATCATGCGAAAGACCTACGGTTTCCAGAAGTCCGAAGATGACATGTCTGCCTCGCAGATCGGCGACATGTGCAAGCTCGCGCGCCCGCACGTCACCACGACGCTCAACCTGCTGGCCCAGCGCAACGTCATCACGAAGCGCCCCGGGCGCTTTGGCGCCATCGTGGGCATCCAGAAGGACAGGCGCAAGTGGGTCTCGTCCGAGCAGACTAAACCAGCCCCAGCTAGTACCGAATCGGTACAGGGGTGTACCGAATCAGTACATGTACCGAATCAGTACGCAGGTAGTACCGAATCGGTACAGGTCGATAGTACCGATTCGGTACACACAAAAGACAACCTTCAAAAAGAAAACCACCAAAAGACAAGTTCTTGCGCTCCGGGAGCGGACCTCGATCTCGACGGCAAGACCCCAGCAGGCCAACCAGGCCGGGCCACGACGGGTACCGCCGCACAGATCGCTGAACGCTTCGAGCGCTTCTACGCCGCTTACCCGAAGAAGCGATCGCGTGGCGTCGCCGAGAAGGCTTTCGCCAAGCTGAAGCCGAGCGAGGAGCTGCTGGCCGAGATGCTGGATGCCTTGGCCAAGCGGGCGGCGTCAGGTACCTGGGTCGACGAGCAGTTCGTTCCTTACCCGGCGTCATGGCTGAACGCCAAGGGCTGGACCGATGTGGTGCAGACCGAGTACTCGCCCATCGAACGCGAGGTGATCGAGAAGTTCAACGATTCCCTGGGCGACCTTGCTGGCGTGGTGTCGACCACGATGTTCGTGCCGGCGCGCGCTGCAGCGATCCGCGACTTCGTGACCTTTTCGGACAAGCCCGGGTTCGTCGAGAGGTTTTTCCCCTGGGTACGCAACAACGCAACCATCCCGCCCAGCGCCGGATTCGACTGGCTGATCAGCCGGAAAGGATTCGACGGCGTCACCGGCGGCCAACACAACAGGAAAGCAGCATGAGCAATCAGCACGGCGCCGACAGCGCCGCACCACACTCCATCGAAGCCGAGCAATCCGTCCTGGGCGCGCTGCTGCGCTTCAACGACGGCTTCGACCAGGTCGGCGACCTGGAGGCCAAGCACTTCTACCGTGAGGACCATCGCACCATCTACGCCGAGATCGTGCGCATGATCGGGCGCGGCGAGCCGGCCGACGTCATCACGGTGTACACAGCCCTGGTAGGCCATGGCAGCGCCATCGACGCCGATATCCTGCCGTACCTGCACCGGCTCACCGAGACCACGCCGAGCGCCGCTACCATCGGCCGCTACGCGAACATCGTGGTCGACCGTGCTCTGCGCCGCGCGACCATGTACGTGGCCGACACCATCAACGGCCTGGCGATGAACCCGAAGGGCAAGACGGCCGACGAGGTGCTGGACACGATGCAGTCGCTGGTCACGTCCCTGGCCGAGCGCCGCGTGCGCAACGAGCCGAAGATGCTGCGCGACGTGCTGGCCGGCTTCATCGACGGTATCAGCAGGCGCGCAGAAGGGACCGACAATGCCATCCCGACCGGCATCCCTGGCATCGATCGGCTGCTCACCGGAGGTGGCTTCCGGCCGGGCCAGCTGATCATCGTGGCCGGCCGCCCGTCGATGGGCAAGAGCGCCCTGACCACGGATATCGGCCTGAACATGGCGGCTGACCACAGCGTGCTGGAATTCAGCATGGAAATGGAGAGCCAGGAGATCGCCGGCCGCGCGCTGGCCAACCGCGGCCGCGTTGACCTCGGCAAGGTGATGGGACAGATTCCCCACGATGACGACGTGGCCTGGGCCGGAGTGAGCACGGGTTGCATCAAGATCGACGCACTGCGCTTCGGCCTGGACGAGACGGCGGCGATATCGCTGCTGGAGCTGCGCATGAAGGCCAAGGCCTGGAAGCGCAAGCACGGCCTGCACGTGATCATCGTCGACTACCTCGGGCTGATGTCGGGCGGCGAGGGGGAGAAACGGCACGAGCAGATCGGTTTCTACTCGCGCGGCCTGAAGGCGCTGGCCAAGGAACTGGGCGTCGCCGTGATCGCGCTGGCCCAGCTGAACCGTAAGGTAGAAGAGCGTCCGGACCGCCGTCCGGTGCTGTCCGACCTGCGCGACTCAGGCGAGATCGAGCAGGACGCAGACATCGTGATGCTGGTGCACCGGCCCGAGATGTACGACCCCGAGAACCCGGAACTGCGGGGCTTCGCCGAGATCCTGCTGCGCAAGCAGCGCGGCGGCGGCCTGGGCGACATCCCGCTGATGTTCAACGGCCCGACCTGCTCGTTCTCGGACTGGAGCGGCCGCGCGCCGGCGGCGCCGTCCGGCAAGGGCCGCAGCTCGTCGAGGTTCGACGGATGAGCGCGAACCTCTTCAAGCAAGGCCGGATCTGGCACTACCGTTTCCAGGTAGGGAGCGTGCGCGTGCAGCGTAGCACCAGGTCGACCAGCAGGGCGGCCGCCGAAGACATCGCGAAGCGGGAATACGACGCCGCGGTGGTGCGCGCCAACGGCGGCCAGCCGGTACCGACCCTCGACCAGCTGGCCGAGGCCTGGATCGTTGTCCACAGGCCGGTGGCCAGCAGCGCGCACGTCGGCAGCGTCGAGCGGTTCCAGCGCCTGCACATGTACGGCCTCGGGCCCGTGCCGATCGGCGACATCACCACTGGCCAGGTCGAGCTGGCGCGCATCGAGTACCTCAAGACGCACAAGCCGGCCAGCGCCAACCACTGGCTCCGGATCCTGAAGCTGCTCACGCTGTGGGCGGTCAAGCGCAAGATCCTGGCGTCTTCGCCCTGGCAGGTGTCGATGCTGAAGGTGCAGAAGCGGCCGCGCGCGGTGCTGCCGCTGGACGTGGCCAAGGCCTGGTTCGATGCGGTCGACGAGACGACCCGGCGCGCGCCGGCGATCGCCACCGCGGTGCGGCTGATGTTCGGCCTGGGCCTGCGCGAGGGCGAGTCGGTGACGGCGCGCTGGGAATGGATCGATTGGCAGCGGCAGACCTACACGCCCGGCATCACGAAGGGCAGGGAAGCGGAGCCGATCCCGATGCCAGCATGGCTGCGCGAGCACCTGGCGCCGGCGCGCCGGGCCGATGGCCTGATCGTGACCAAGGCAAACGGCGAGGCGTTCACCTCCGGCTTCGCACGCCAGGCGCTGCGGCAGGCGAACCGCGCGTGCTCGGTGAAGGGCATCACGCCGCACCGGCTGCGCGGTACCTTCGCCACGCTGCTGTCCGAGGCTGGCGTGCCAATCCAGACGATCCAGAAGGTGATGCGTCACAAGAACTTCGCCACCACCGTGGGCTACCTCGAGAAGAATCTCGACCTCGCTGTGCGTGCGGCCGATGTGATCGGTGAAAAGGCCGGATTCGGTGGCGCGAAAGTGGCGAGCACCACGGTACAAACCCTTTAGATAAAGGCGATGCAAATGATTAATGATCATCGGGAATACGCCCAGCCGGGCGCCGGCGACTGACCGGCGCGCGAGTGCGCCAACCGCAACAACCACAGGAGAAACCTCATGACCGCCAAGCACGTTATCGAAGGCGCCATGCAGCACACCAAGGTGCGAAATCACAACCAGTTCGCAGTCCTGACCGATCTCGAGTCCGCCACGGTCAGCCGTATGGCAACCGGCCAATACAGCGGCATGCGCATCGAGACGTTCGACCAGATCCAACGCACCACAGGCGTCCCAGCCGACACGCTGCTGGCATGGTATCGGTTGCCCGAGGGCGCGCGGCTGGGCCGGATCGGGGAGACCGTATGATCGCTCTTACGCTCATCGCTGCCTGGCTCGCCAGCGGCGCCCTTGTCGGTTGTCTCTGGGGCCGGTTCGTGCACGTGGGAAGGGTGGATCTGCCATCGGTTGTTCAGGACCGGTCCTGATGCGCGGCGCGAACCTCGATCACATTTGCAGCCTATGCAATGAATTCGACGTCGACCAGGCCGTGTCCAACCTGGCCGCTCAAGGCATGGACCGCTGCCTGGTACCCACCGCGTACGGGCCGCCGCATCTGCATGTCGCGTGGGATGGCTAGACGTACATGTCGTTCCGACTGGATATGCTAATCTCCGTCAGCGTTGCAATCTGATTGCACAGATGAATCAGTTGCAGGAGCATTTGCTTGGCTAGCGGTGCTATCGCCGAGGAGACTTCGCAACTCCTGCTCAAGTGCACGTCGTGCGATTGGGACTTCTTTATTAAAATATGCCCACGATTCCATCCATACTCTATGCTTTTCCCTCATTGTATGGTCGAGCATTCCTGGACCTTCATAGTCTAGATAAGTACCATACATAATGATTTTCATCCTCATTTCTTCGACTAGTGGGTCAATTAAAAGACAGACTTCTTCGGGGATGTAGATTCTCTTCTTTTCAAAATTTCTATAAAAATCTCCAAGAGATTGCATGGCGGTCCTATATTTCTCTTGCTTAGTCGGCTCGCCACTGAATTCTGCTGGAGAAGCAAAGCTAGCACCGTCCCAATACGCCTGAACTAATTGTTCATAGACCTCGGCAATAACTTCGGCGCGCCTATTGTGTAGGCCTGAAAATCTAACTTGATGTTCCGACGCCATAATGTGTAAATCTGATTTGAGGCGTTCAGTTTCAGTGTCTGATTGAGATTTGAGTTGCGCTTTAAGACGTTCTGTTTCTGTGTCAACTTGAGCCTTCAACTGTGCTTTATGAGTCTCCAGTTTTTGATCGTATTCGTTCTTGATTGAGTTTTTAAGCCGCTCAGAAATCCAAGCTTTTGATATCCATACGATAAAGCCTGTGAAAACTCCGTTGGCTAATAGAATTGGCACAAAATAATTAAAGAAATCAATCATTGCTATTCCTAGTTGTTAGAACCACAAGACTATCACGCGCGCGCGCACGACAGTACCACCAAAAGCGCTAAAAATTTCAATGTCGGCCGGAAATTTCCTGTTTGCACTGTTTAACATTCAGTGGTTACTCAACAGGAGAATCCCGTGCCGCACGACCTCGACGCCTTGCTGGCCCAGCGCTCGCGCCCGACGCCGGGCCCTTTTATATATGAGTGCGATGTAATCGTCGCCGCGCAGGTGGTCTGGCTGCGCTTCATGGTCCAGCTGTTACGCGAGAGCGCGGCCGTTGACCGAGCGCGGAGCCAGGCATGAGCGGCACGATGCGCGTCAGCATCCAGAACAACTTCCCCGAGGTGGGGCAGCGCCTGCGGCTACTCGGCCGCCAGGCGCCGTTCGTCGCCGCCGTCTCGCTCACTCGGTCGGTCAAGGACGGTCAGGCCGCAATCAAGGACACGACGAAAAGGGCGTTCGACCACGCGACCAGCTACACCCTCAACAGCACCTTCCTGAAGCCGGCCACGAAGACCCGGCTCGAGGCGCGAGTCTGGATCAAGGATCAGGCATTCGGGAAGGGCACGCCGGCCGATCGCTACCTGCTGCCTGAGATCGACGGCGGCCCGCGCGGGCAGAAGGGTATGGAGCGGCTGCTGCAGCGATCGGGCCTGCTGAAGTCGGGCTGGTATGCCGTGCCGTCTGCCGGCGCGCAGCTTGACGGCAACGGCAACGTCAAGCGCAGCCAGATAACACAGATCCTGTCGCAGCTGAAGCTGCAGCGCAGCGCAGGCTTCGAGTCGCGCGCCAGCGGCAGCACCAGGTCGAACCGTACCATCGCGCGCCAGGGCGTTACCTACTTCGCCCTGGCCTCGAAGCATCGCGGCCTGGAGCCGGGCATCTACTTGAAGCGCCGGTTCGCACATGGCAGCGCAGTGCGGCCGGTGTTCATCTTCGTGCCGTCCGTGCTGTACCGGCCGCGCTTGCCGTTCTACGCAGTGGGCGAGGGCACGATCCGGACCCGCTTCCCGGTGCACTTCGATGCCGAGTGGACGAAGGCGGTGACGACGGCTCGTCTGCGGCGGTGATTGAGATGAAAGTTTCCAATAAGAAACACATTATCCACAGCATCCCCCCGGGGTTAGGTTCTTCCCGGACCCTGTTGCTCAAGGGTAATTCAGGCCCCGTCATCGCGCTAGCGGGTGCCAAAACAATTTCCTGACAATTTGCCTGACAAATCGAACTGAAGCATGCCGAACCTGACAACCGTTGCCGCCTGGGCTAAGACACTGGGCATCTCCCGCCAGTCCGCCCACGAAGCGGTGAAGCGGTGCGGGATCCCGCTCCTCGACAAGAAGATCGACGCCGATTATGCGACGGCGCTTTACAAGAAAAATACGCGCCAGCGCGTGAATGAAAACAAGCATCCGCCAGCAGGGGGCAGACCACCCGCCGCCGCCGGCGCCAACGGGTTCGGGATGGGCGGCGACGACCTGGTCGATGGCGTGCCGCCGTATGACGTCAGCCGCGCGCGTCGGGAAGCGGCAGAGGCCACGAAGGCCGAAATCCAGGCCGCCGAATTGGCTGACACTTTCCTTGACAAGGCTGACGTCGACTCGGTCATGTTCGAAGTATCGCGGGCGCTGCGCGACGGGCTGATGAACTGCGGCCGCCGAATCGCCGCTGACGTGGCTTCCTTGGCAACAGCCGACGAATGTGAGGAGGTGATCGAGCGCGAGCACCGCGCCTTCCTGGAAACCATGGTGCAGTCGCTCGGCGAAAAACTGGGCGTCCAGCTGGACGAGCAGGACGAATGATCAGCCTGACGCCAGCCCGCCAGGTCGTGCGGCCGGCGTTCGCGCGCGGCCTGATGCCGGACCCGAACATGACGGTCGACGCCTGGGCCGACCGGTACATGATCATCCCGAAAGGGTCTGGCGCCAACGAATCCGGTAAGTACCGCACCAGCCGCACGCCGCACGCACGCGAGGTGATGCTGGCCCTGTCCGACTCCCACTGGTGCAAGGTCGTCGCACTTATGGGCGCGTCCCAGATGCTCAAGACCCAGGTGGGCCTGAACTGGTTCTGCTCGACCGTGCACCAGTCGCCGGCGAACTTCCTGTGGGTGCTACCGACCGGCAAGCTGGCAAAGCGCACCAGCACCCGGGTCAGCAAGACCATCGCCGCGGTGCCGGAAGTGCGAGAGCGTGTCGCCGCGCCGCGCGCCCGCGATGCGGTAAACACGCAGGAGACCAAGGAATACATCGGCGGCGCCGTGCACATCGTCACCGCCGGCGCCGCCGCCAACCTCTCCGAGATCCCGGCGCGCCGCGTGCTGTTCGACGAGGTCGACCGCGCGAAAGCGAACGTGGGTGGAGAGGGCGACCCGGTTGCCCTGACCAGGTCGCGCCAGACCTCGTTCGAACGCAACCGCAAAAGCTACTTCCCCAGCTCGCCGACGACTACGGACGAATCGATCATCAACGTCCTGTTCCTGAAAGGGACGCAGCAGGAGGCGCTGGCCGAATGCCCGCATTGCGGCCACGCCCAGCCCCTGGTGTTCGAGCGCCTGCAGCAGGACGATGCCGGCCGGGCGATCTATCCGTGCGCTGCCGACGATTGCGGCGCCTTCATGTTCGAGACCGACAAGAACCGGATGTTCGCGCGCGGCCTCTGGTCGCAAGGCGTCGCCGGCGACGGGGAGACCGTGAGCTTCACCATCAACGCCATGTTCGCGCCGCTCGGCTGGATCACCTGGAATTCGTTGCTGGCCGAATACCGCGCCGCGCGCGAGAAGCTAGACGAGGGCAGCGAAGAGCTGATGATCGTGTTCTACAACACCCGCCTGGCGCGGTGCTGGGAACGGAAGAAGGAGCAGACCAAGGCCAGCGAGCTGCAGGCGCGCGCCGAGGATTACAAGCTGGGCACGGTGCCGCGTGGCGGCCTCATCCTGGTGGCCACCGTCGACACCCAGCCCGACCGCCTCGAGATGAAGGTCACCGCGTGGGGCGAGGGCATGGAGGGGTGGATCGTCGACTTCCAAGTGTTGACCGGCCCGCCGTCGGAGCAGAAAGTGTGGGACGAGCTCGACGTGCTGCTGCTGGGCGAATACCTGCACGCCGGCGGCCGCAAACTGCCGATCGCCGCCGCATTCATCGACTCGGGCGGCGCCAATACCCATGACGTCTACAACTTCACCCGCACCCGCCAGCATCGCCAGGTTTTCGCAATCAAGGGCCACTCGTACCTGAACAAGCCAATCCTGAGCGCGAAGCCATCGCTGGTCGACGTGAACTGGATGGGCAAGGTCATGCCGCAGGGCGCCAAGCTGTGGATGATCGGTACCGACACGGCGAAGGACTACCTCGCGGCGCGCTATCACCTGACGCGCGGCCCGGGCGCGCTTCACTTTTCGACGGACCTCCCGACCGAGTATTACGAGCAGCTGACCGCCGAGTACTGCATCACCAAGTACAAGCGCGGCCGCAAGGTGCGCGTGTGGGAGAAAAAGAAAAGCGACCGCAACGAGGCGGGGGACCTGATGGTGTACTCGGTGGCCTGCGCGCACTACCTGGGCCTGCACAAGAAAACTGCCGCGCAGTGGCAGAAGGTGCGCGAGAAGATCGATCCGGACGCCCGCGCCATTGATCAGGATTCACCCGCCGCGCCGCCGGGCAACGGTGCTTCGCCCCCGGCCGCGTCGGCGGCCACCACCTCCACCACGCAGAAACAGCAATCATGGCCAAAACCGAAATCACAAACCGCCGCTCGGGCGCGCCGGCCAGGCGGGAGAGACTGGTGAGCGCCAGGCCCTGCGACAACTCCGACCTGGTCGACGCTATCTTCAGGCGCTTGGTCGAGGCGGTGCCCGAGCTGGCGCCACGCCTGGACCAGGTGGAGGCGGCTGTGCGCGTCGAGTTCCAGGGAATCGAAACCTACATCGCGCGGCGCTCGCCGGCGCGCCGCCAGCAGCGCACCGAACAGGTGCTTGCGTTGTTCAACGGTCGCAATGTGCCCGACGTTGCGCGTGCGCTCGGCATCGGGCGCACCACGGTCTACCGCATCATCAAGCAAGCCGGCGAGAAAGAATAACCGTTCCACTTTTCCGAGAAATGGTACGGCCATGTCGCTACGCTTGCCGGCATGGCCCTTTCTCAAACCGATCTGGACGCGCTTGACCTGGCGATCGCCCGCGGCACCCTCTCCGTGACGTTCGACGGGCGCACCCACGTCTACCAGAACACTACGCAGCTGCTACTTGCGCGCGACCACGTGGCGCGCGTGGTCAATTCCCGGTCGCAGAACCGCGGACCTGGCATCTTCCGATTCCGCTTCACCACGTCGAGGGGCGACTGATGCCCAACGTGCTCGACCGCATCATCGGCTGGGTGAGTCCCCAGCACGGCATTGCACGGCATATCGCGCGCGGGCGCTTGCAGCGCGCGTACGAGGCGGCCAGCCCACGCGATGGGTGGCGCCCGCGCCGCGCCGGCGCCAGTGCGAATGCCGATCACCAGGCAGACGCAAAAACGCTGCGCAACAAAGCCCGGGCCCTGGTGCAAAACGTCCCATACTGCACCGCCGCACTCTCCGGCCTGGTCTCGAAGACCATCGGTACCGGGATCGTCCCGCGCGCCACAGGCGCCGAGCGCGACCAGCTGAACAAGCTGTTCGCGGCATGGGCGAAGGTCTGCGATGCCGACGGCCGCCTCGATTACTACGGCATGCAAAAGGCCGCGTACGCTGCGATGGAGCAGGATGGTGAGGTGCTGATTCGACTGCGCCCGCGCCGAATGAGCGATGGGTTGCCGGTGCCGCTGCAACTGCAGCTGCTGGAGATCGACTGGCTCGACGGCGATCGCATGGGAACCGCCGGCGGCAACCAGATCGTCAACGGCATCGAATACGATGCGCTCGGCGCCGTGGCCGCCTACTACCTCTGGGACCAGCACCCGGGTGACACAGCACTGATTCGCGGCCGCAAAGCGCAAAGCTCGCGCGTGCCGGCGCAAAACATCATTCACCTGTTCAACCCGGAGCGGCCAGGCCAGGGCCGCGGCTTTTCGCGCTTTGGCCCGGTGATTACGCGGGTGCGCGACCTGCAGCTGTACGAAGACGCCGAGCTGGCGCGCAAGAACTTGGAAACCAGGCTGAGTGTTTTAGCAAGCGGCGATACGACCGGTCTGGAGAATCCGGCAGCAAGTGGCGACAGCGGCGGGCAGGGCGCGCAAGATCTGGGTGAGCTTGGGGGCGGCGCAATCTTCGGCATGCCGGCTGGGATGACCTTCACTGTCGTCGAGCCGAAAGCAGCGCCAGGCTATGTCGAATACGTCAAGTTCGCCCTGCACCTGATCGCGACCGGCCTGGGCGTGACGTACGAGATCCTCACCGGCGACATGTCGGAAGTGAACTTCAGCAGCGCGCGCGTGCGCCTGCTCGACTTCCGCGACGCGGTGAAGCAGATGCAATGGCTGACGCTTATCCCCAAGATGCTGACCCCGATCCACGAGGCGTTCGTCGAGGCCGCCTACCTGGCCGGCAAGATCCGCCAGCGCGACACGGCGGTCGACTTCAGCCCGCCGAAATGGGACTACGTCAACCCCGAGCAGGACGTGAAGGCCGACCAGGCTGAGATCGCCGCTGGACTGTCGACGATCAGCGAAAAGCTGCGGCAGCGCGGCTACGACCCGGATGTCGTGTTCGATGAATGGAAGTCGGACTTCGACAAGCTGAAGCAGCGCGGCATCCTGGAAACCATGCTGTTTATGCAACGCGGCAACCTGCCGACCCAGCCGGGTGGCGACAAGCCCGAACCGGCCAAACCCTGATTTTGGAGACCGCGATGATCCATTTGACGATGACGACCGAGGCCTCCAGCATCCGCGCTTACGACCAGCCGGACGGCTACGAAAAGCGCCTGCCGTACCTGGCCATCGTCCAGGTGAAGCACCTGACCGACAAGATCGTCTACCTGTGTGGCGCGATCGGCGTGGTCGACCGGGAAACTTGGAAGAAGCTGCTCGCCCTGCTGGGCGCCCAGGGCATCACCACGGTGATGCTCGAGCGGCACGGGCAAATGAAAACTATCGAGCTGCAGCAGGGCAGCTCGGCACAACAACCGAACACTGATACCTCGAGGGACGCATGAGCGCACAAAGCGACAATTTCGAAAACAAATACATCGACTGGCTGTTTCGCGCCCAGGCGCTGGGCCTGAACGGCTCGACCGCCGGCGCCGGCAGCGGCCCGGCCACGCTGTACGTCAGCCTCAAACTGGCGGCGGATACCGACAGCGTTCAGGGCGCCGAGGTGTCGGGCGGCGGCTACGCGCGCGTGGCTGTGACTTCGTCCCTGGCGAACTGGGCCGGCACGCAAGGCGCCGCCAGCACTTCGGTGTCGAGCGGTGCCAGCGGCACCACGTCGAACAACATCGCACTCCAGTTCCCGGGCGGATCCGCCGTGAGCGCCGCGTGGGGCCAGGTCGTCGGCTTCGGCATTCACGACTCGCTGACCGGTGGCGTTGAGCTGTACTACGCGCCGCTGGCCACGCCCAAGACAATCAACCAGGGCGACCCGGCGCCGTCGTTCGCTGCCGGCGCACTGACCGTCCAGGTCGATAACGGATGATGACGCCCGCTGAACAATCGGCCCTGCAGGCCCTGGTGGCGCGCGCGCTGTCGGCCGAGGAACTGCTGGCGCTGGAACCGCTGGTCGAAGCGCGCAACGACGTCGGCATCGCCGCGTTGCTGTCTGCCGGCCGGGTCAAGCATGGTCCGACCCAGATCGGGCCGGGCACCATCGTTGCCGTTCTCGGCGATGCAGGCGGTGCTTTCCTGGACGACCTTCAGGCGCTGGGCCAGACCGACCGCGCCGTGTACTGGGCGATGAACCCGATCACCCGGGGTGTGTTCGACCTGAGCATCCCGGCCGCCCGAACCTCGCTCGCGAACCTCAGGGCAAAAATGTCCGACCACGTGGACCACATCGACACGGTTTTGACGATCGGACTGATGCCTGACCCGATCGCGTTCGACCAGGTATCACGCGCCCTCAACGAAGCACAAGGATTGTTGACTTATGAGCGGTGAAATTATCGAGGTGCGGGCGGCATCGGCGATCGTGCTGGAGGGTTCGGGATCGGCCCTTGCGAACGGTGCGGTCGGCGTGATGACCAGCGGCCGATATGCGAAGCAGTCGGCTGGCAACGGCTTCCCTGATGCGCAGTTCGCGCTTACCTGCCAGTTCTCGGTCGCGCCGATCAAGAATTCCTTCATCGCGGTTTACGCCCGCCCGATGGCCGTGGACGGCTCCAATAATACGCAGGCGCCCGAGGCGACCCGCCCGACGCGCTTCATCGGGCAGTTCGTCGTCAACGACGTAACTGCTCAGCAAACCATGGAATTCATGGCGAATGACCTGCCGTGGGACGCCTGGTACTACCTGCACAACGTGAACACCGGCCAGCAGCTGCCGGTTGGCTGGGCCGTCTCGATCACTCCGCGCACCTTCAAAGCAGCGCCGTAAGCCATGCCTATTCATCGAATCAGGCGGCCATACGTCAAGCAGCCGGATGCTGGCGTTCGCCTGGCTCTGAATGGTCCGCTGCTGCGCGGCAGCGCTGTCGTTGTCATATCCGGCAACGATCGGCGAAACCTGGTGTCGGAAATCCCGCTGACCGTCGGCGGGGCAGGCCCCGGGCGCACGGCGGCGTTCGGCACCACCGGTGTCGCCTTTCGCAAGAACGGATGGCTCGAATCCGATCCCATCGCCGCCATCGGCACCAAGACCTTCGTCACCTTCTGGTACGGCGTCGTCTCGACCATCCAGGGCAACGGCGCTGCCAACGCGGGCGATGATCCGACGTTTCTCTTGGGGTCGGGCGGCCCGCAGCTGGCCATCGTCGCACGCATCGGCAACCTGCGTAACAACTCGTCCTCGTGGGGCGCGCTGTACAAGTGGACCGGTGCCAATACAAGCAGCAATCCGTCGGTCAACGACTTCAACAGCGCAGGCGAGGCGCTCGTCCCGGGCGCGCCGGCGTTACTCGTGGTGGTACGCCGCCAGACCGGCATGGAATTCTGGCATGACGGGAAGATGGTCGGCTTTACGACGCAGTCCCCGTATAGCCTACCGGCCACCACGCTGGTCGCCGGCTCGTTTGTCCAGGACCAGTATTGGAACTCGGCGTCGGACATGTGGCTGTCGGGCGTTGTTGTGGCCGACTGGTCGGCGGATGACGTCCGCAAGTTCAGCGCGAATCCCTGGCAGATTTTCGAGCCGTCGCAACTGCCGGTTTATTCGGCCGCCGCGGCTGCTGTCGGCGCGTCCCTGACGGGAGCCGCGGTCGCCGTCGCTTCGGCGTATGGCGCTCTCTCGACCAGCATCCCGCTGTCGGGCTCGGCAGCAACCCAAGCCACTGCGTTCGCCGGGCTTTCGACGGCCATCGGCCTGGCCGGCGTGGCAAACGCCGGCGCCGCGGCGAGTGGGACGTTGTCGACCTCAATCCCACTGGCGGGCGCGGCCACCGCCAGGTCGGCGATGAGCGGGATGCTGTCGGGCGGCGCGCCCACGCTGACTGGTGCCGCGAGCGTCGCCACCATAGCATCCGGCGCATTGAGCACATCGATTCCTCTGGCTGGCGCAGCATTGGCGCGTGCCTTGGCGACCGGCGCACTTGCCGACGGCGGTGCGTTGCTGGCTGGCGCAGCTGTGGCATCAGCAAGCGCCGCAGGCACGCTAGCGACGTCGATCCGGTTGGCTGGTCCCGTGGTCGTGCAGGCGAGTGCCACTGGCGCGCTTTCGAGCCGGATCCAGCTGGCCGGCGCAGTCGCCGCGGTTGCATCCGCCGCCGCTGCGCTGAATACCAAGATTTTGCTGATCGGCCGCGCCGAGGCGTCAGCAAGGGCTGCCGGCGAGCTGAGCATTGCCCGACCGGCCGACAAGATCGATATTTCAAAAATTTCGCCTGCGCGCATCGTCGTGTTCGAAGGTAGCGGCAGCAGGATAGTGACTTTCGAGGGCAGCGGCCCAAGGATGAGGTTTGAGCAAATGAGCGCGAAAATGCCATATATGGATGGCGACAGGCACATGGTCGACCGGGATCCGGACGAGGAAAGCTGGTACGGCGCTGAAATTACCGACGAGCTGCGCGATCGGAATACGACGGCGAAGAGCGTCGAGCTGGTGCTCGTTGGCGTCACGCAGCTGGCCGAGCCGGAAATTCAGGCGGCCACGATCGAGGGGGTACCGCGCACCTTCATCTGCGCTTTCCTGGGCGGCATCGATGGCCCGGTGCCGGAAGGTTGGAAGTGGGTGGCGCGCGTGCGCGGTGCCAACGGCGAGCGCTTCGATAAAACGACCCATTTCAATGAGGTGGACCCTTGATCAACATCGCTGACCTGGTGGCGCTGCGCGACGGTGCGGCCACCAAATCGGCGCCGGCCAGCGCCGAACAAGATCCGGCGCCCGCGCAGCCCACAATCGCAGGAGCCACCTACCCGGCGAAACGCCTGGTGCTGGAAAACGGGAGCTATAAGGCGGTCGACCACGACAAGTAGGCAGTCGAAAACTGTCCCACTTTTCCGAGAATTGGTACTGGGAAATCCGCATCATGCGGACATGCCTACGCCAAACACCCAGCAGAACGTTACCCGATCCGCTACCGATCCGCGCGACATGCCGCCGCAGATTCGTGCGGCGCTGCTGGTGCCGGCCAGCTTCAACGAAGCAGACAACACCATCGACGTCGTCTGGACCACGGGTGCGCGCGTGCGCCGCTTCGACTGGTATTCCGAGACTGCATACGAAGAAGAGCTGGCTGTCACGCCAGAAGCGGTCGACATGTCGCGCTTCGACGCCGGCACCGTGCAGGTGCTGGACGGTCATGACACCTACGGCGGCGTGCGTGCCATCCTCGGCATTGCGATTCGCGGCACCATCGAGAACGGCGAAGGCCGCGCAACCCTGCGCCTGTCTACCCGCCCTGAACTTGCAGGCATTGTCGCCGACATCCGCGCGGGCATCATCCGCGCGATCAGCTTCGGCTACAGCATCAGCAAATACGAGATCACCCGAGCCATCGACCGCACCGACGGCGTAAATATGCCGCTGTACCGCGCGGTCTCGTGGCAGCCAAACGAAATTAGTTTTGTCACCGTCCCGGCCGACGCCGACGCGAGCACGCGCAGCCAGCCAGCCAACGGTGTGCCTTGCCAATTTATCACCCGGGCGCCCGCCCAATCCCCAACCCAACAGGAACCCAATATGCCGATGCCAGGTACCCAGACGGGCGCACCGAACGATGCGACCACCGACCAGACCCGCGCCGCGCTGACGACTGCCCCGGCAGCGGCTGCCGCGCCTGCACCCGCTACCTCGCCGACCGGCGACGACGCCGTGCGCGCTGCTGCCGCGCAAGAAGCTGCAACCCGCGCGGCCGAAATCACCGAGATGTGCACGCGCCACAACGTCGGCCACCTGGCCGCGGGCCTGATCCGCAGCGGCAATTCGGTTGACCAGGCGCGCGCCGCGGTATTGAACGAGCTGGTGCGCGACGACAACGCTACCGGCGGCCACCGCAACGTGCGCATCGAGACGGTTACCGATGAACACCAGACCCGCATGTCCGGCATTGAGGAAGCGATGATGAATCGCATCGATGTGCGCGCTGCGCTGACCGACAACGGCCGCCAGTATCGCGGCCTGAGCGTGCTGGAAATCGGCCGCGAGTTCCTCGAAGTTCGCGGCGTCGCGACCCGCAATATGTCGAAGCTGCAGCTGGCCACCGAAATGCTGCAGTACCGCTCGGGCGCTGCCAGCACGAGCGACTTCGCCTTCATCTTCGCCAACGTCGCCAGCAAGCGCATGCGTTCGGCGTACGACGAAAATCAGGGGACTTATACCCAGTGGGCGCGCCGCGCGCCGAATGCGCCGGATTTCAAAAACATCAATATCGTACAGCTGTCGGCGGCGCCGGAACTGCTGCGCACCAACGAAGCTGGCGAATTCAAGTACGGCACGATGACCGACGCTGGCATGAGCTACTCGCTGGTCACCTACGGCCGCATGGTGGCACTGACCCGCCAGGCCATCATCAACGATGATCTGCGCGCCTTCGAGCGCCTGGTGTCCGCCTTCGGCGCCAGCTCGAGTCGCCTGGAAAATCGCCTGGTGTATGCGCAGTTGACCACCAACCCGAACATGGCCGACGGCAAGGCGCTGTTCCACGCCGATCACGGCAACCTCGGCACTGGCGCTGGCTCGTCCCTGCAGCTCAGCGCCCTGAAGGCCGGCCGCACCGCGATGCGCCTGCAAAAAGGCCTCGGCAACGAAGAGCTGAACCTGGCGCCGAACTTCTTGATCGTGCCGGTCGCGCTGGAGCAGGACGCCTACCAGCTGACCAGCGCGAACTACGTGCCGGCCAAGCAGGGCGACGTGAACGAATTTCGCTCTGGCGGCCGTACCGCGGTCGAGCCGATCGTCGAGCCGATCCTGGATGGCGTGAGCTCCGCCGAGTGGTACCTGGCCAGCAACAACAGTCAGGTCGACACCGTCGAGTACTGCTACCTGGACGGCGCCGAAGGTCCGGTGATCGAGAGCCAGGCCGGCTTCGAAGTCGACGGCGTGACCTGGAAGTGCCGCCTGGACTTTGCCGCCGCAACGGTCGACCACCGCGGCCTGTACAAGGGCAAAGGCTCGTAAGCGCCGGCACGTTCATCAACGACATCCAGGAATTAGCGATATGAAAAATAAAGTACAGAAAGGCCAGACCGTGACCGTGACCGCGCCGTATGGCGTGACCAGCGGCCAGGGCGTCCAAGTCGGCGCGCTGTTCGGCGTGGCGTCGACCGACGCCGCGAACGGTATGCCGGTCGAGATTGAGCGCACCGGCGTGTTCGACATCGCGGCCGTAACCGCCGACACCGGCACCCAGGGCGCCAAGATCTACTGGGACAACACCGCCCGCCGCCTGACCACGACTGCAACGAACAACGCCCTCGTCGGCGCGCTGACCACCGCCAAGGGCGGCAGCGACGCTACCGCGCGCGTGCTGCTCGACGGCGTCGTCCGCTAAGGAATCGCCAAGTGCTCCTCTTCGCCGACCTCGAGGCCCACGCCAACGCCGCCGTCCTGAACCAGCTCAGCAATGTGCAGGTCATCATCGGCGGCACCACGGTGACCGGCATTTTCCGCCGTCCGTCGTCGGTGGCGAACCTCGGCCCGGGCGCTGCGGATACCAGCCCGCGGGTCACGGTCGCATCGAGTGCAGTGATGGCCAACCCCGTAGGCAACCTCATCGTGGTGGCCGGCGTTCCTTACCAGATCGTCGCCACCGATCCCGATGGTACCGGCCTGACCCTGCTGACCCTGACGACAGCCGAATGAACCCTACCGCTTTCTCCCAGATCGTCACCGCGGTCATCGACGCACTCAAGGCGTCGCCGCCGGTCTGCCCTGTGATCGACCGGGCCCGGGCAACCGTGGTGCCGGACCAGGCCGAGAGGGCGATCAGCGTCGAGTGGTCGAAGTCGACGCCTGATATCGCCACCATTTCCGGCGCACCTACCGACTGGCAAACCATTGTCACCGTCGAGTGCTTGGCGCGCAGCCTGCGGGACTCCGGCGACGTCGCCGTCGATCCGCTGCTGGGCGCGGTCGCGGAGCGCCTGGCGCGGTACTCGACGCTCGGCGGCCTGGTCGCGGACCTGCGCATTGTCGGGCTCGAAGCGGAAAACACCGTCGAAGGCAAGAAAACCGGGTGGGTCCGTCTCACCTACGTTGCGGACCACCGCACCACCAACTCCACCCTGAACTGAATATGACGATCGAACAAAACAGTGCGTCGCAGCGCGAAGTTCCGGTGCCGCCCGGTGGCGGTTCCTGGACCTTCAACGAAGCCGAATGGAAATGGGTCTCGAACGACCCGGCGCCGGCGGATGAACCTGCTGCCCAAGAACCTGCGGCACAAACCGCCGTCGAGGAGTAACCATGCCACGCTATACCAGGAACACGCTGATCACCGCCAAGCTCGAGACCGTGCCCGGTACCGACGCCTTGCCGACCGGTGCCGCGAATGCAATCCTCGTCTCCGACCAGACCATCACGCCGCTGGACGCTCAGAACATCGACCGCGGCATCGTGCGCGGCTACTTCGGCGCCAGTGAGCAGCTGATCGGCCCGGCCAGCGTCAAGGTCAGTTTCACCGTCGAGCTGGCTGGTTCCGGTGCCGCCGGCACCGCGCCGGCCTACGGCCCGCTGCTGCAGGCCTGCGCGATGGCTGAAGGCGTCCTGGCCAGCCCCGCGCGTGTCGAGTACACCCCGGTCTCCACTGGCATCAAGACGGCGACCATTTACTACTACGATGACGGCGTGCTGCACAAGCTGCTGGGCGCCATGGGCAACTGCACGATCTCGGCCAAGGTCGGCGAAAAGCCGGTCATGAAGTACGAATTCACCGGCCTGGACGGCGGCATTGCCGTCGCTAACGACACCGGCACGTTCACGGCATTCAAGAAGCCGGTGGCGATGACCAAGGCGAACGTGATCGACATCGCACTCGCCTGCGCCTACACCGCTGGCGCGCTCACCGGCGGCACCCCGTATTCGAGTACGGGCATCGAAATCAACCTCGGCAACGCCGTCAGCTTCACGCCAATGTTGAGCAGCGAAACCGTGGACATCACCGACCGCGAGACGACCGGCTCCACCGAGCTGGACCTGACCGCCGCCCAGGAAGTTGCCCTGATGGCATCGGTCAAGGCCAATACCACCCAGAGCATCGGCATGACGATCGGCACCGTCGCTGGCAACAAGGTCACCCTGTTCGGGCCGGCCGTGCAGCAGATGGCGCCGAAGAAGAACGACAAGAACGGCAAGCGCCTGATCGGCTATGACCTGCGCTTCATGCCGGTCAACGGCAACGACGAATTGCGTCTCGTCGTCCAGTAACCATTTTTCAATCCAATACGAAAGACCACCATGGCACTCAAACTCGTCGTCCGCAACAAACTCCGCGTGACGGTCAAGGGCAGCATGCCCGATGAAAACGGCAAGCAGGTTCCCTTCATCTTCGTGCTGCTGTGCAAGCGCCTGAGCCAGTCCCAGATCCAAGACGCGCAGGAAAACAAAGACGAGCTGGTCGTCGACTTCATCAAGGGAGTGACCGAAGGCTGGGAAGACGTCAACGATGCCGACGGACAGCCGATGCCGTTCGACGAAGACAATTTCGACATGGTCATGGACCAGGCAGGCATGCCGGGCGTTTGCTTCAATGCCTATATGAAGGAAGTCGGCGCCGTCGCAAAAAACTGAAGGAGGCTGCGCGCCTGATGGCGCGTGGCCAGCTGATCCTTCATCCAAAAGCAGAAGAGGAGGTCGTCGACGAGCTCGCCGAACAGTTCGCCGGGCTCGGCCTTCGGTTCGAAGAGGACCTCGTTCTCGACCAGGACGAATTCTGGCTGTGGCCGGATAACGAAGAGGTGTTCTGGTTCTGGGCCGGGCTGCAGACGCAGTGGCTTGTCGGCATGGCCGGCCGCACCGGTCTGAACTATGCCAGCGTCGAGTCGGACTTGCGCATGCTGGCCCCGAAGAAAAAGCACCGGGACTACTACCTCCTCATCAAAAACATGGAACAAGCGGCGCTCGAAGAATGGGCGTCGAAACGATAGGCGCACTCAATGGCATTTTCCCCCAGGGCCGGCGCGGTCATCAGCTTTAGCGTGGAAGGTGCACAGGCTGCTCAGCGTCAGATCGAGACAGTCGGCGATGCGTTCGATCACCTTTCCGGCATGGCGCGCGCCGGCCTGGTCGCCCTGGCGACAGGCTTTGCGGCACTGAAGGTTGCCGACTACATCAAGGACTCCACCCTGCTGGCCGCGCGCTACGAGACGCTGGCCGTCGTTATGCATACCGTCGGCGAGAACGCGGGCTACACGAATGCGCAGATGGATTCCTACGCCAATGGTCTGGAAAAAAGCGGCATCTCGATGATGAAGGCCCGAGAGGCCATGATCGCCATGACCACCGCGAACCTGGACAACAACAAGTCACTGGAGCTGGGCCGCATGGCGCAGAACCTGGCGGTGGTCGCCAACAAGAGCAGTTCGGAGACCTTGACCGACCTGATCACGAACATCCAGCAGGCCGACACCGAGGGCCTGAAGCACATGGGCATCATCCTGAACCAGGACGAAGCCCTCCAGAAATACGCCACGTCGCACAATACCGTCACCAAGGCGCTGACCCAGACCCAGAAGGCAGAGGCTATTCAAGCGGCAGTGATGCTGCAGGGCGCCAAGTACGCCGGCATCTACGAGAAGGCCATGGGCACGGCAGGCAAGGCCCTGAATTCGCTCGACCGTTATTTCGAAAACATCAAGGTTCGCCTCGGCACGCCGCTCCTCGAGGGCTTCGCCCAAGGTGTGTTCGGAGTCACGGATGGCGTCAAGAAGCTCAACGTATGGCTCGAGGCGCTGGAGACCAACGGATCCATGGAGAAGTTCGCGCGCGGCTTCGGCAGCGTGGTGGGTACAGTCGTCAAGGGTACCAGCCTGATCCTGGATGGCTGGTCGAAGATCCTTTCATGGACGGTAGCCGGCTGGACCCGATTCGAGAAATTCTACGGCGACCACAAGGACGCCATGGACGCCATGGGGCTGGCCGTGGTTACTTTCGCCACTATCTACGAGGGTGCGCTCTTACTGCGGGCGTTGCCAGCGCTGCGCGCTTTCGTTGCTCAGTCCTGGGTTGCAGCTGGTGCGCAAGGCGTTGTCGGTGCCCTGGGCGCGATGTCGACCGCAGTCGTTGGCTTTGTACGAGCCTTCAGCGTCTCGGCCGCCCTGGTCGGATTCGGTCCGGCGATCGTTGCCGCGCTCGGCACGGCTGCAGCCGCGATTGGCGCCTTCGTCGTAAGTGCCCCTGCCTTGGTAATCGGCGCTTTCGCCGCGCTGGCCATCGGCGCGGCAGCGATTTTTTCGAAAACGTTTCGCGAAAAGGTGAACGAATGGACCGACGGGCATTTGTTCAAGATGGACGCGCCAAAGGTAGACGCGCCGGCCGCTCCCGCAAAACCAGCTGACGGCGCTGTCAAGGCAGCAGCCGCGAAACGCGAGAAGGACCAGAAAGAGCAGCTGATGCGGGAGATGAACAGCGCCGTCGTCGCGGCCGAGGGCCAGATCGCCATCACCACCGCCGCCAACACCAGGCTGAAAGCCTTGAACGAGCTGCGCGACCAGCAGCTGAAGCAGTCCTTCGATCAGCGCATCATCACCCAGGCCGACTACCTCCAGAAAAAGGAGAAGATGGACGTTGCCGAGGCCGAAGGCCAGTTGGCCCAGATCGCAGCGCAGAAGGCCCAGCTGTCCACGTACATGGCCGCCTACGCCGCTGGCGCACCTCTGGGCCAGGGCCGAGACCCTGCCGCAGACAAAAACGAGATGATCAAGCTGGCCGCGGAAGAAACCGCCGCCCAGACGAAGCTGAACGCCGTCAAGCAGAACTACGCCTACCAGATCGCCGGCGCGGTGATCGAGAGCTACACGAAGGAATTCGGTTCGATCGCCAGCTTGGTGGATGCGCAGGAGCAGCTGGTGCGCACGACCCGACAAAGTTTCCTGGAAGCCGGCAAGACCGCCGAGCAGCGGGAAACGATGGGCGCGCTGCGCATGCAATCGGCCGCCGAAGAACTGACCGCTGAAATGGAGGCGAAGCAGGCCAACAGCACGGCCACCAAGGAATACATCCAGAACACGTCGGCGATGATCACGGCGCTGAGCCAGATGGGCCAAGCGCGCCTGAAGGCCCTGGGCAGCGACGTAGCCGTCAGCTTCATCAATGACGCCAAGGCGATGCGTGACGACACGGTGGCGCTGTACGCCGACATGGCGAATACCTTCCTGGGCACGGAAGAGGAGCGCGTGCGCGCGGCGGCCGCCGCCTCGATTCGGCTCGCAATGATCCGCAAGCAGGACGCGGACAGCGCAATCGACAAGACGAACGACACCGACATGCAGAAGGTCGCGGCCAAGCAGAAGGTAATGCAGGCCTACAACGATTACGTCAACTCGGTGAACCAGAATGCTGACGCCAGGGCGCTCCAGGCATCGGATGGTTTCAGGACCCTTGCCAATACGCTAGCCGACGCATTTGATCCGATGCGCGTGGAGCACTTCGGCGACACCCTGGCAGGCGCCTTCGGCACCGCCGGCGAGGCCCTGGGCGGGCTGCTGGACACCTTCGATCAGTTCGACAAACAGCAGCGCGCATCCGAGCGGGCACGCCTGGCTGCTGCGGAAGAATACAAGAACAAGCCGGCCGAACTGGCGGCCGCCAACGCGGCAATCAATGCCAAGCAGACCAAGGACACGCTCGGCTATTACTCCAACATGGCCACTGCGGCGAAGGGTTTTTTCAAGGAAAACACTGCAGGGTACAAGGTGCTGGCTGGTGCCGAGAAGGCCTTCCGCCTCATCGAATTGGCGAACCAGATGGAGTCGCTCTATACCCACCTGTTCGTGACCACAGCCAAGGGTGCCGCAACGGTAACCGGCCAGGCAGTGGAAACGGGCGCGGTGGTGGCCGGCGAGGCGGCGCGCAATGCCGCCAAGGTCCCCGGCGTATTCATGGCGTTCATGAGCGCCCTGGGCCCGTGGGGCATGGCCGCCGCTGGCGTAGCCATCGCCGCGGTTCTAGGCAGCGCATTCAGCGGCGGCGGTCGTGGCGGCGTCAATCCAGATTCCGCTGAAGAGCGGCAGAAGGTCCAGGGTACCGGCACGGTGCTGGGCGACCCGACCGGGAAAACCGAATCGATCGCACACTCGCTCGAGCTCATGCAGAAGAATTCCGATCTGGAGCTCGACTATCAGAATTCGATGCTGACCGCGCTGCAGAACATCGCGACCGCGCTGGGCGGCGCCGCCAAGGGGATCTCACAAACGGCCGGCATCACCGGCGGCAGCGCGTTCGGCACCGTCGCGTCGGCGAACAATTCGCTGATCGGCGCCTCCCACACGAAGGACATCACCGATTCCGGCGTGCAGTTCTCTGGCACCTTCGGCCAGCTGCGCGCCGGCGCGGGCAGGGGGCGCCAGTACGAGGACGTCTACACCACCAGTGACGGCGGGGCGTTCCGCAGCGGCTGGTCGCGCACAGACACCAACTACAAGGCGCTGTCGGCCGAGGCGATGAAGCCGTTCGCGTTGATCTTCGACAACATGGGCGATCTCCTGGTCGACGCCGGCGTGAAGCTGGGCCAGGACGGCGCAACGCTGACCAACGCCATCAACGCCATCAGCGTCGATTTCGGCGTCAGCCTGCGCGGCCTGACCGGCCAGGACCTGACCGATGCGCTGAACGCCGGCGTCAGCGTGGCCTTCGACAAGGTCACCACCCAGCTGTTCCCGACCATCCAGCAGTTCCAGAAGATGGGCGAAGGCCTGGGCGAGACGCTGGTGCGCGTCGCCACCGACGTCCAGGCTGTCGACAGTGTGTTCGCATCGATGGGCAAGTCCACGCAGTACCTTTCGGACAACGTTGCGAACGGGTGGCTGGGCATCATCAAGACCGTGTACACGGGCATGGGCGAGATGACCATCGAAGCGAAGGAGCGCCTGGTCGAATTGTCCGGCGGCCTGGAGAAATTTGCCTCCTCGGCCAAGTCGTTCATGCAGAACTTCTATTCCGAGGACGAGCAGCGCGCTGCCACGAAGGTGAAGCTGAACCCGGTGCTGGCCCAGTACGGGCTGACGACCGAGGGCGCCAACGCCCAGAAGATGTTCCGCGACTTCATCATTGGCCTGAACGTGACCACGGCGGCCGGCGCCCAGACCTACGCCACGCTGATGGGGCTCCAGCAGGCGTTCTTCGACGTCACCGATGCCGCGGCCGGCCAGCGCAAGGACCTGCAGGAGCAGCTGGACCAGCTGACGATGACGTCGGCCGAGCTGCTGACCAAGCAGCGCGACGCGCTCGACGAGAGCAACCGCGCGCTGTTCGACCAGGTGCAGGCCGCCCAAAAGGCCAAGGATGCGCAGGACGCGGCCAAGACCAGCCTCGGCGATTTCCTCAGCCGCATGAAGTCGTTCGCGGCAACCACCGCGAGCCTGAACAACAGCCTTGCCTTGGGCACCCTGACGACGCTCACTCCCGAGCAGCAGTATGCCGAGGCGCGCCGGCAGTTCGAGCAGACCCGTACGGCCGCCGCGGCCGGCGACGCGACGGCGCAGGGCAACCTGCAGTCCGTTGAGCAGGCCTTCCTGCAGCTGTCCCAAAAACTGAACGCCGGCGACGCGCAATATGCATCCGACCTAGCGACCGTGATGCGCACGAACGACGAACTGTCGAAGTGGGCGACCGGCTCGGTCGACGTGGCGCAGGCCAGCCTGGACGCGCTGAACAACTCGTCGGCGAGCCTCACGGACATCAGCGGCACGCTGAAAGCGATCGCCCAGGGCGTGCAGTATCTGCCGGCAGCGCTGGCCGGCCAGGACGCGCCGACGTTCACCCCGACCTTCGTGCCGACCATCGACTACTCGCGCACCGGCACGCTGGACATGTCGGCGCTGGTGGCCGAGATCAAGGCATTGCGTGAAGAGGTGAAGGCGCGGCGCGAGGACGCCCAGAAGCAGTCCGATAGCGAGATGGCTGCCAACGCCGCGGCCGCGCGCCAGGCGGCCGAAGCGGTTGTCGCTGGCCAGCGTGAGGCGGCCAGCGATGCGAGCTGGGCTGCCGCCAATTCGAAGAGGGCACCAACTTGATTTCTAATGAGCAATTCGCGGCATGGCTCGAATCGAATACGGCGCTGCGCTGCATGCTGTTCGAAGTGGAGTCGAGCGCCGGCACGCGGTACCTATCAAACACGATGTACAACAGCGGCTCGGCCACCACCAGGTATGAGGCGGTGGTGGCCGGCGGCCTGGTGGTGACGGAATCGATTTCGATGGATGCCGACGCCAGCCTGTCCACCGGCGACATCGAGATCTACAACAACGATGGCGCGCGCGACGTCTGGCTCGACGACGTTTGGGCGAACCGGTCGGTGCAGGCCTTCCTGGGCGACGTGCGCTGGGACCGCGCCGACTTCCGCCAGGTGTTCAAGGGCGTGATCATCGACATCGGCAGCAAGTCGCGCGATCGGCTGAACCTGCGCCTGACGAACCAGCTCGAGCGTCTGAACACGCCGGTCACCGACGTCAAGATCGGCGGCAATGCGCCGAATCCTGACGCCGTGGTGCCGGTGCTGCTGGGCGAGGGGAGTAATTTCGCCCCAGTGCAGACGAACCCGAACACGCTGGAATATGCGTTCGGCGGCACGGAACGGCTGATCGAGGTACGCCTCGACGGCAAGCCGCGCGAGGTCACGGTCGATCTCGCCACCGGCCGCTTCAAGTTCACCAGCAACGTCGAGGGTGGTCAGGTGACCTGCAGCGCGCAGGGCGTCAAGTACAACGGCGCCTACGTCAACACCGTCGGCAAGCTGGTCGAGTACCTGGTGACGCAGTGCGGCAAGGCCAGCACGCGGTTTACCGCGGACGAACTCGACACCGCGCAGCTGGCCGCGTTCGAAGCGGCGCACCCGCAACCTGTCGGGCTCCCGCTGCTCGAGCGCACCAACGTGCTGGTGGCGGTCCAGCAGCTGGCCAGCAGCGTGGGCGCCCAGGTGGTGCCGTCGATGGCAGGCAAGCTGCGCCTGATCCAGTTCGCAATTCCGGCCTCGGCGTCGATCGAGATCCGGCAGTCGCAGCAGGTCGACCGCAGCATCGCGATCGTAGACCGCCCGCCGGTCGCGGCCGCCGTGAAGATTGGCTATTGCCGCAACTGGACGGAGCAACCTTCCCTGGGAACGTTGATCCCTGTCGCGCATAAGCAGCTCTATACCGACCCGTGGCTTTCCGTGACCAGCGAGGATCCAGTCGTCAAGGCTGCCTATCGGCTCGATGCCGAGCCGGTGCAGATCGACACTTGCCTGCTGCGCAAGGTCGACGCCCAGGCCGAGGCTGACCGGCGCCTGGCGATCGTGAAGGTGCCGCGCACCACCTACAAATTCGAGGCAACCGCCGCCCAGCTGCTGACCGAGCTGGGTTCGGCGGTGAAGCTGTACAGCAACCGTTTCGGCCTGGCCGCCGGCAAGCCGGGGCTGGTCACTTCGCGCTCCGTCAACTGGGGCACGCTTCGCATCACCATGGAGGTAACCGTCTAATGGCGGAAATTGTCAACGACCGCGACCTGCTGATCATGGCGGCCGTGCCGCGCTTCACGCCGCCGACCGACCGCTACATGCAACTCTCGCCGCCGGCCGCCATCTTCCGCGCGTCCGGCGACGGCTCGACCTCGACGCCGCCGTCGTTCACTTTCAAGGCCACGCTGCTCAACATGGCCGGTGTAGTGAGCTTTGCCGCGTCGAATGGCGCCCAGCTGACCGTGAACGCCGCGAAGAACGAGGCAACGCTCGACTTCGCCGCATACGCCGCAGCGGGCGCGGAGGCCGTCTACATCACGGCAGCGATCACCGTCGACGGCGTCCCTTATACCCAGCAGGCGATTGTCACCAAGGTCTCGGATGGCGCGCAGGGCGTGGATGGCGCGCAGACCGCCGTGGCGCGCCTGTACCAGTTCTCGACCACCGTGCCAAACAAGCCTACCGGCAACAGCACGTTCACCTGGGCCGGCGCTTGGAACGGCGCCTACACCGGCACGGATGGCTGGGGCGTGACCGTCCCCGCCAATCCGGGGACGCCGGGCCTGCGCCTGTATGTCGCCTCCGTTTCGGTCTCGGGCGCGGCCAAAGCCACCACTATGTCGGTCAGCTACACCAGCGCCACAGTCGAGGCCTGGGCGCAGAACGGCGCAAAGGGGGACACCGGCACAAGCGGCGTGCAGTCCGGCGCCGCCACGGTCTACCAGTGGGCCGCCACGATCCCGTCCGGCCCTGCGGGCAATGCGCTGTTCCGATGGGCGAGCAACTCGTTCGGCGAGGCGCCGTCCGGGTGGGCTCTCGCACCTGGCGCGGCGCCGGCGCTCGGCATGACGCTGTGGGCAGCGCGCGTGCAGCTGGTGGACGCGGCCACCAACGGCGACACGGCCTTCAACTGGTCAACCGCAACGATCATGGCGATCGGCTACGCCGGCACGAACGGCGGCCCGGGGCAGCAGGGTGCTTCGTACGTTACCGCCTACATCGCCTCGAGCGCGATCGCCGCCAATGGCGCGCCGGCGCAGACCACGGGCCGGGCCAGCCTGCCAGCGGCGAACAGTAGCGGCCTCGCCGGCGCCTGGTCGGCGGCGGTGCCTGTGCTCGCCGACGGCCAGCGCATGTACCAGTCGGACGGCATCTACGACCCGTCCACCGACAAGGTTACCTGGTCGATCCCGTACTGGTCGTCCCTGAAGGTGGCAACGTTGTCGGCGATCACCGCGAACTTGGGCACGGTCAACGCTGGGTCGATGAACCTGGGCAACGGCACGTTCACGGTGGATAACGCGGGCAACCTGGTCTGCTACTCCATCAAGATCGTGGACCCGAACACCGGGCAGACCGTGTTCCAGGCCGGCGGCAAGTTCAACCCTAACTTTCTGCCTAACGAGGCCTTGAACAGCCAGATAGTGCCGAGCATCCAGGCAGCGCAGGCAGCAGCAACCGCAGCGGCCGACCTGAATCTAATTGCGCGCGGAGCTTGTAGCGTGCTCGGCAACACAGCAACGAAGGCGCTCGGCAGCGGTACGGGGTGGAACTCGGACGTCTACAGCAAAGAGGGATATGCCGGCGGCGCTGCTGCAAAGGTGACGATCCCTAAGGCGACCGGCTACGATATGTTCTTCGGCCTGAACAGTGATCCTGCAACGGACGGCAGCTACACGTCGCTCGACTACGCGCTGCACATACCTGGCGGCGGTACCGTAGAGTATTGGGAAAACGGAAGCCTCGTCGCCTCGCTCGGCTCAATGGGTGACGGCGACGTGCTGGAGATTATCTACAACGGCTCGACGCTGCGTTGCCTGCGGAATGGGCAGCAGATGCGATCAACCGCTCTTTCCACCGCAGCCGTGCTGTACTTCGATAGCTCGTTCTCGACGCCTGGCGCGACGATGACGAATATCCGGTTCGCGCCGATGTCCGACGTTTCCGCTGGCGTGGCCGCGCAAGCCGGGCTGGCCGACAAGCTTAGTAAGAGCGCCGCAAACATTCTGAATGCTCCGATCACACTGCAAACCGCAGGCGCGGTCGCAACCGGGACCCTTACGACGGATGGTGCTGGCAATCGAACTGGCGGCTACGGCACGCTGATGTCTCAGTACGGCTTGGTGCACTACACCAGCGATGGCCTGCCGGCTGTGACGCTGGGAGCATCGGGCGTTGCAGTCAGGGCGGACATCAGTGGCTCGACCGGCACGTTCGGCGCGGTGCGAATTGGCACGTCCCTGGCGCTTCAGGCTACGGCATACAACAGCGACTCCGGCATATTTTTCGGGATCGTCAATGGCGTAGGCAAGGGGTCGTTCGTCGCTGGAAGCTCGAAGATACTTATCGACCCGAGCGCTTCGCAGCCGATTCAGCTTGTTAATGTCGGCGTGGCTCAAGCGCCTCTCAACGTCTCGATATCGACCACCGGCGGGAACCTCACCACGAGCTACGGCCGGAACGTCAATGCCGCAAATACCGTCGTCGGCTATGTCAACGTGGCCGACGGCAGCGGCAATTACACGTACAGCTGGAGCGTCACCGCCGACGGATATGCGTGCTGGACCACGAATCCGGCGGGCAGCAACTGCGCTGGCGTGATGAAGGGGCCGGGCCTTGCGCTGCCGGATGGCGTTGGCTTCACCCTCGTGTGCACGGTCACCGACAAGACCACCAATCGGTCGGGGCAGGCAACCTTTTCACCTACGATCATCTTCACATGACCCAATACGCAGTAGTTGAGGCCGCCACCGGCCGCATCGTGAGCGGGTGGGGCGTGCCAGATCCCGAGGGCCATGGCGGCCCGCTGGACTGGCGGCCGTTCCCGCACAATGGTCTGGTCTATATGCCGTGGCAGGGTTTGCTGCTGCTCGGCGAGCAGCCAACGGCCACGGCTAAATTGCAGTGGAAAGACCGGCCAGTCTGGACGGAGACCGCTCCACTGTCGATTGTCGCCGCGCGCGTGATCGACGCGATGGACGCCGAGGGCGACGCGGCCCGGCTGAAGGTGATCGGCGACCCGACGAAAGTCCTGGAATACCAGCTCGCCGAGGCGCAGGCCCGGCCGTATGCCGCGGCCGGCTATCCGGATCCGGCACCCGAGTGTGTGGCCAGCTGGGCCGACGCAAAGCGGTGGGCGAACGGCGGCGAGCCGTGGACCGGCCAGCAGGCCGCCGACGACATCATCACCACGGCCGACCGCTGGTATGCCGCGCTGGAGCGCATCCGGCGCCTGCGCCTGGATGCCAAGGAGCGCGTGCGCGCGGTAGTGGGCGCCGGCGCGGTGTTGGCCGACGTCGACGCGATCGCCACGCAGTTTTCGACCGACCTCTCCAATCTGATGAAAGGGATCGAGTGAACAACATTCGACTCGTGTACGACAACGCGCTCGAGCGGGCGACGACGCTGACCGCATCGAGCGAGGCCAGCACCGCGATGTCGGCCGCCAAGCTGCGCATCGACGACAAGGACACGCTATGGCGCGCCACCGGCACGAGCGCTGCGCTGCGGCTCACCTGGCCGGCGCTGGAAATGCTTGGGTGCGCGGCGCTGGCGCCCTGCAACTTCTCGCCGAGCGCGACAATGCGCGTCCGCTTGTCCAGGGAGGCCAGCAAAACCAACTTGCTGACCTACAGCGAAGGCTTCGGCGACAGCAGCTGGGAGAAGATCGGCCTGAACCTGGCCGGCGGCATTGCCGCGCCTGACGGCACGAACAACGCATTTGCGATGACGGCGACCGGCGGCGACCCATATCTCGACAAGGCGCTGACGCTGGCGCCGGGCGCCTACACCTTCTCGATCTTCCTGAAGGGCGTCGGCGGTAGCGTCGGCAAGGCGCCGAACGTCTGGTTCTGGAACATCGGCAACCTCAGCGGCTTCACCGCGGCCGTCGATGCGCGGGCGCTCGGTGGCGGGTGGGTACGCTACTCGGCCACGTGCAGCGTTACCACCGGCGGCAGCTACCGGGTGCGCGTCGATGCACCGGACGTCGGGGCGAGTGCCGGCGACGTGGTTCATGTCTGGGGTGCGCAGGTCGAGAGCGGCGCGCTGTCCTCATATTTCCCCAGCGGCGCGACGCCAGGCGTCAGGCCGGCCGGCTACATCGATGCCTGGCAGAGCTACGACTTCGACAGCGGCGCTGTTCGCTGCTGCCCAGCGCCAGCGGTACGGCTGCGCGGCTGGACTGCGGCGCAGGCGGCATGCGCATATGCGTACGGTGGCGGCGCCTATGCGGTTGTCTGGTTCCCGCAGATGCAGGCGCTGGGGATGGCGATCGATATCGTCGACACCGGCAACCTGCAGGGCTCCCTCGAAGCGGCCTGCCTGGTGGTGGCGCCGTACTTCTCGACCCAGTACAACGCGTCGGACGCCACGATGACGCCGGTGGACACCACCGAGCTGTATCGCAAGGCATCCGGTGCGCAGGGCGCGGACCCGGGCTTTACGTACCGCCGCCTGTCGGTCGACCTGTCGAAGATGCCCAGGTCCGACCGCACGACCTTCGTCAACCTCTTGCGCAACAGCCGGGCTTGCCCGGTGCTGGTCAGCGTGTTCCCCGGCTCGCAGGACCTGGAGCTCGAGCGCGACAACATGGTCCTGGGCCGGCGCACGAAGGATTCCGACATCACCACCCAGTACGCGCTGGCCTATTCCAGCACCATTGAAATCGAGGAGATCTGATGTCCGCTGTAGAAAATATCCGGCCGCGTGGCGGCTATGTCACCATCCGGCTCACCAGCCGCTGGCCCTGGAATCCGCTGAGCCTGTTCGTCGGCATGGCGTCCGGTAGCCGACAGTTCAGCCATGCCGTCGCCCTCATCGGCGACCGCGGCTACGAGGCTTCGATGACGCATGGCTGCCGCGCCGGCACGGTGGACGAGCTGATGGCTGGCGTCGTCGTCTACCGCGACATGCATGTATGGGTGCCGAACTTGGACGCTGCCATGGCGTTCGCCGAGGCACAGGTGGGGAAGGGCTACGACTGGGCTGGCGCCGTGGGCATCCCGTTCACGTACAGCGAGGACTGGTCGGACGATACCCGCTGGTGGTGCTCGGACCTGGTGTTCGCCATCGTGCTGGCCGGCGGCACGCGGCTGTTCGATCCGGCCGTGATGCGCCGCGTGCGGCCGGCCGATCTGCAGATGGTCGACTACCCGAAGACGGCGATCATGCGCGCAAACCACATGGCGCTCTAAAACTGTCCCACTTTTCCGAGAATTGAAACTGGGAAATCCGCATCATCAGGTCTTACCCATTCAAAGGCAAGACCATGAGCGACCCCCTTGACATGCATTCGGTGCTGGAGGCGGCGGCAAGCAACCCGAAGGTGGCCGCCGCTACCGCAATGGCCACCGGCGCCACCGGCGCAGCGAATTACCTGCAGGTGATCGACGGTTTCCTGGCGCGCGCCAGCATGGTTGTCGCCCTGGCCACCGCCATCGCCGTCTTCGGCGTCCAGCTGATCCGCCTCGAGCAGGCCTGGCGCGAACGCCGGCAGAAAAACAAGGACGCCGCATGAAGATCATCGAGCACCTGCGCGCGGCCCGACGCTCGTTCACCGTATGGCTGAATGCGCTGCTGCTGATCGCCTACCCGTTCGCCGACGCGATCATCGCTGCCCTGCGCGACAACCTGTCTAACCTGGCCCCCTACCTGCCGGCAAACGTGTTCCGTGCCGTCGGGCTGGCCCTGGTCATCTACAACATCGTGCACGGCGCCCGCGCCGCGGCGAAAACTGCAAAGGCAAACTGATGCCACCAACTTCATTCATCGGTATGCTCGCTGGCTTCGCGCAGGAGTGCCAACGCAGGACCGGGATCCCGGCATCCATCACCTTGGCCCAGGCCGCCCTCGAGTCCGGATGGGGCGTGCGCGCTCCCGGCAACAACCTGTTCGGCATCAAGGCGGACAAGTCGTGGACCGGCCCGACGGTCACCTTCCAGACCACCGAGCACCTGGCCGGCCAGAACGTGAAGATGCCCGATGCGTTCCGTCGCTACGACAGCTGGCTGGCCAGCATGGTCGACCACGCGCAGTTCCTGCTGAAGAACCCGCGGTACCGGGATTGCTTCAAGCAGATCGACGGCCCTGGCTGGGCGCGCGCGCTGCAGGCCGCTGGCTACGCCACGGACCCCGAATACGCGAACAAGCTGATCGCGATCATGCGTGGCCGGAATCTGGCTTTCTACGACCAGGTGAAATGATGGGGCGCCTGACGCCTTACAAGCTGGCGGCCGAGATCCTTGTGTTTGGCGCGCTGGCTGCCGCTGGCGTGTACGGTGCGCACCAGGTACTGGAGAATGCGCGCCAGGCCGGCCGGGCCGAGGTGCGCGCCGAGTGGGACCGGGCCAGCGTCGCGGCCGAAAAAGCCGCTCAGGCCCAGACCGACAGCTGGCGCGCCCAACGTGACGCTGCCGCAACCGATGGAGCAAAACGTGAAGACACCATTCGCAGCCTGGCTGCTACTTCTGCCGCTGCTGCTGGCGGCCTGCGCGACGCCGTCGCCAAGATCGACCGGGCAGTGCCCGATTATTCCGCCGATGCCTTACGTGCGACCATCAGCACCTACGGGCAGCTTCTTGAAAGCTGCCACCGAGAGCGCGGAGAGGGCGCGGCAGAAACTGAGCGAATCAATTCGGAGAAGCGTACCTTGATCGAGGCGTGGCCACATATAAGGGTAGAAAAGCTTTTAGATTAGCCTGAAGCACAAGGCTGTAGTGGAATAAGAAACGATTCCTTATTACATGTCTTATGCTAGACTTGTATAATATATAACGCGGAATTTGATTTCATAATGAATTGCATTACGCTCGTGGCGCCTTTGCAAATATCAGAAATATCAAATAAAGCAGGTAAAAATACAAATTGATGTTAAAAGCTATAGAGCATCATCTATCAATAACAATAAACTGTTATATAAAGAAGATACCTATATCGTCAACTCTTTAATTACACCCTCAGGAGCGATGTCATCTGTTTTGATTTCATAACCATGCAGAGTGTTAGTATTTACACCAAGATCGCGCATAACATCATTCATCTTTAACTTTGCAATGGGATAGACTTGAGAAAGCAATATATCCCGATAAAGCTTATTTGTTACCAAAGAATCAGCAGACTTAGTGTCTGTCCCTAGCTTAAAATTTAAGATTGCCTGATGTTCAGCTTTATAAATGGCAATAACCTCATCACTATCTTTTAAGTGCCACAGCGAATCGAAGCTCATGCTTATAACAACTCTGACACGTTCCGGAGTTGAGCCGCCTTCAGCTCTCGAATCTTGTGCTTCCTCAAGTGCTAGAGTCGACGACTGATTGAGTTTCATAGAGATTGGCTTGTTCGTGCTTTTTAAGCGTTCAGCACTTACCTTAACAGTCTTAAAGTTAACAAGTTTCGGGAAGACCAGCGCGCTGTTTACATTCTGGTGTTCAACGTCATCCATTTTTGACTAACCTCGTTATCGAAATCGTTATCAATAAGATCTGCAACTACTTCATCTCGATATTCGCTGTGTGTACAGTGGTAGACAACCGAGGTTGATGACACAGCAGGTTTTTCCTCAGATGCAGTCGTTACCGGCTTTTGGTCGATTATTGGGAAATCAACGTTCGCTATTTTAGCGAAGGCGGTCATGGCTTCAATAGATTCTAATGCTGCCTTTAAAAGCATTGAAGTGGCACCGCATGGAAAGGAAATCCCCCTCTCCCATTTCGAGAATCCCGTAGCACCACCTTTGAATATCTTAGTAGCTTGTTTTTGCGTTAACCCGTAACGCTCCCGCACAGCAAGGACATCTGAGGGGGAAATATAGTCTGGTAATGCTGATTGAAATTTTTTAATACTCTCAGCATTCGCAGCTAGCTGGCCAGGAAGATAGCCAGATGTTTCACACGATTCGCATTTTGCATAATGCTGATTAGGCACAGCATAATCTTTCTTTCCATGCCGGAAATCGAATTTTCCATCGGAGTGCGGGAGAAGCTCTCCTGCGCCACATACAGGGCATTCCATTGGCTGAAAGATTTTTTTATCCATTATATATAGAAGGATGAAAACTAATTACCAAAAGCTTTTTGTTCGGCTCCACGAAGCCAAACTTAACATAAATTTCTGGAGCGTCACTCCATCGTTTTTGTGAATAACGATTCCAACGCATTGCATACGCATCACAATCGACCATCATTTTTACGCTTGTCTTACATCGCTCTGAAGAGGTTCTATCACCTACAGTCAACGCGTTAATAAAAGGAATGATTTCGTGCTCTTCTAGCTTTGGCGAAAATTTCCGCGATAAATCAGCATTTGCACTGTCATTCAAAACAAAAATTCGACTCACATCCGAATAATTCTTTTTCGCAGTCTCAAGGCAATACACAGGGCCGTTTGTGATGATCGAACGCCCATCAGGTTCTACAACGACGTCGCATAGGTGAGGCTGTTGCAGTCGCAGCTTACCGTCTTCATTATTGACCATAAAGGTTAGTCCGACAAGAACTAGATCAACGAGGGTGGATATTTAGTTGCCATATGGCACTAATGATTCAGAGCATTACATGAGCATTAGATAGAGCAAGATATGCCAAAAGCCACTCTATGGTGGCTTTCGGTTTCAGCGTTGGAAATTTCAAACTTCCGTTGGAAATTTCACTATTTGAAATTTTTAGAATCACATAACTACATAATTCTAAATGAATTTTTGGGGTGGCTGATGGGACTCGAACCCACGACAACAGGAATCACAATCCTGGACTCTACCAACTGAGCTACAGCCACCACTGTCTTACTTGCTGTCGCGTTGTTGTTGCTGCGACAGAACAAGATTA